GGTAACTTAAACCAAATCTTTGGTCCAACCCTTTTTGACTCCACCGATGTAGATTTGTCTATGACGGGCTCGTCGAATATATGGGACTGGAACGTAGGATATGGCGGTAGTGCTGATAGTTCAGTTGTTGACGTCGCTATTACTGGTAGTTCAAATACCTTTGACATCGATTGGGGTTATAATGCCTCTTCCGAAAGATTAGATATGGATCTAGACATTACTGGCGGATCAAACATTTGGGATATCAATATCGATTCAGAAGATGTAACTTGGGACGTAGACGTTATTGGATCTTCTAATAACTTTGCTACTACTCAATCAGATGGAGCTTATCAATCAATCACTATGGAGTGGATTGGTAGTTCAGGGGATATAGATATCCTTCAAACATCTGGAACCTGTGGCGGAAGCGTCACGAGCTGTTATGGAGTAATTAATGCCGATTTTGACTCAGAAAATGCTGTCGTCAATATTAAGCAACAAGATACTACTGACTAGTTTATTACTTAGTCAATTATCTTTTGCCGATGATATCGGTGGCATAAAAGAACATAAGGGAAGTGGCGGTATTACTCGCTCAGGAGAGAGTATTGTCACTGAACTTGGTTTAGGCATACAGCAATTAGATCATATAGAGACGGCCAAAGGTCGTATGCTATTAGAGTTTTTAGATGACTCAGTGGTTCGCTTAACTGAACATACTGAAGTAACACTTACTAAATACTATTATGATCCGAATAATAAAGCTGACTCAACCATGACGATGAAGTTCGTGTCTGGTACGGCACGATTTTCAACTGGAAGATTAGGTTTAGTACCAAAAGAAAACATATTGATTGAGACACCTACAGCTTCAATACAAGTTAGAGGTACAGATTTTACTACATCAGTCGATGAGTTAGGAAGAAGTTTGATTATACTTCTACCAGAAAGTGAGTGTACATTAGATGGTGATTGTTCTCCAAGTGGTGCAATAACAGTTACTAACGAAGGTGGAGTTGTAGAACTAACAGAAGCTTATCAAGCCACAATGGTTTCAAGCTTTAGTAGTATACCATCTCAGCCTGTAATACTCAATAATATAAGTTTAAATATGATTGACAATATGTTTATTGTGAATCCACCAAAGGAAATAAGTGAACGACAAGAGGAAGAAGCAAATGGAAGAAGTGATTCTTCTGTCAGTATTCTTGATTTTACTGATCTCGATACAGACTACTTAAAGGAAGATTTTCTTTCAGATGACGATTTAGAATTTAATGAACTGGATATGGACTTACTTGATGTAGAATTTCTACAAGATGTATTAGTCGCTTTAGAAGAAGTAAGCATATTTGGTAGAGCAAGTGCCAGCTCGGGTGAGGCTGGAAATATTGTTGGAACCTCAGCTCCAGGTTTTGATAAAAACACCCAATATAATACTATAATAGATCAAGGAGCAGGTCAAATTTGGTTCTATAGAGAAGTAAACGGAATAGTTTCAGTCCGTATACCTATAGGGACAAACTTAACACTAGGTACTGAAAATGAAGGAAAGAAAAACAATATTATTGTTGGCGATGGCCAGTCTGTTGTTATCATCATTCGCCAAGGCGGATAATTCTATAATATTAGAGAACGCTTTTGACGGTGATAACTTAAATTTAAGCATTACACAAGTTGGTGCCAATAATACTATTAATTGTTATACTACAAATTCTTGCGATGTAGATGGAAGTAATGTATCATTACATTTCGAACAATATAATACCACAGGTGCAGAAAATAAAATACAGATCTGGCACCTAGATGGAAACTCAAATCAAATACGTTGGGGACAAGGCGCCGATTTAGCTAACTCAAGTGATACATCATTCAGTTATGATGGAAACGAAAGTGGTGGTCATTATGCTAGGATGGATATACACGGTAATAATAATTCAATAACAGGATTTCAAACAAACGGTGGTGGAAATAACTCAGGTCATTCTCTTACTACTTTAATTTGGAGTGATAATAATAGTATGTACCTTAGACAACAAGGTGACGGCGCAAAGACATTGCACGTTCAAACATACAACGATGGTAATACTTTAGATGTTAGACAAAAAGGCAATAACGCTAATCACTCAGCTAGTATTGTTTTAAGCGGATCGAATCCAACCAATTTAACATTATTTCAAAGAGGCGGAATAGATCAATCATATTCACTTAGCCAAAATTGTATTACATCGGGTGGCTGTTCTTTAAGCGTTATACAAGGAGATTAGTGTGCACGCATTATTGTTATACTCAAAATCTAGAAAGTATAGATTCTATGAGATGTACCGAGGAACACATATAGATATCTATGTATGAAATATTTAACAAGTGTATGGACATCTATTGCCCTTATTATTGTCCTAGGACTCTTAAGATTATATGACCCATCTATAGTAGAACAAGTCAGGTTAAACACTTTCGATCAATATATCAAAAGCTTACCCGACAAGGAATCTGATCAAATTGTTCTCATAAATATAGGTGAAGGTTCTCTTGGAGTCCTAGGGCAATACCCTTTCCCTCGACAAACTTATGCACAGATCATATCTGATCTAAGGAATGCTAATGCTGGCATCATAGGTTTTACCTTTATGTTTCCTGAAGCAGACAGGTTTGGTGGTGATGAAGTATTCGCTTCATGGATAAAAGACAATGGTATAATACTAGCTCAAGATGCAGATGCGAATGGTAGAAGTAAAGCTGCTCCGTATGTAGGGACAGCAATTAAGGGTATTGGCGATCCCTATGCGTACGCTTATAAGTACAAAGGATTAGTAACCAATATACCTCAATTAGAGAGTGTGGCTGAAGGCGTAGGTCTTACGAATGCAGCACAAGAAGTAGATAACATAACAAGAAGAATACCGCTAATAAGTCAAGTGAATGATCAGTTGTATCCTTCTTTCGCATTAGAGATAATACGAGCACTGCAAGTAAAGAAATCTTATACAATGAATGTAGAATCTTACGGTATAGTTGATGTCATGATTCCACCGTATGAGCCTATGAAGACGGATCCTAATGGAACTATATGGTTGAATACTAATTATCAGTTTCCTCAGTTTGAATACGGAGTTGATGATTTAGGTGACTTAAAAAATAAGACTGTAATCGTGGGCTTGAGTGCAAAAGGAGTTGCTCCGCAGCTTCCAACTCCTCAAGGGTTATACTTTCCTCATCAATTACAAGCATCGACTCTTCAGACAATAATGGATGGTTCTTCGATATCACGTCCTGTATGGGCCAATCTGGTAGAGGTAGGTCTAATTCTAATTGGATCTCTGGCGATTGTTCTAGCAATATCTTATTTACCGATTTTGCTTGGTGCAGTAGCCGCCGCCTTCGTAGGCATTGGATCTGTTTCCGTCTCATGGTACGCTTGGAATGAATTTCAAATTCTCCTTGATATATCCGCCTCACTAGTAATATATATAACCATTTTCGCTTCTACCAGTTTTAGTAATTTCTATAAACAATTTAAACTGAGAGAACAAATAAAGAAACAGTTTGGAACATATCTCTCACCTGATATGGTGAACGCATTACAAAAGAATCCTGGATTATTAAAGCTTGGTGGAGAGAGAAAAGAAATGACATTCCTCTTTATGGATATATGTGGTTTTACTCCTATATCAGAATACTATAAGAATAACGACGATCCTGAAGGATTGGTTGAATTAGTTAATGAGTTCCTAGATGCTATGACAAAGATCATATTAGCAAATGGGGGAACTATAGACAAATACATGGGTGATTGTATAATGGCATTTTGGAATGCTCCATTAGCTTGCTCTAATCATGCCGAGATGGCAGTCAAATCAGCAATAGAAATAGAGGCTAAGACAAATGAACTCAAAGACGTTTACAAGGAACGCGGCTTACCTGACATTAATGTTGGCACTGGTGTCAATACTGGAGATTGTATTGTTGGCAATATGGGTAGTGAATCCAGATTTGATTACTCCGTTATTGGAGATGCTGTTAACCTCGCTGCAAGACTGGAAGCTACAGCAGCCAGACACGAGTATATAGAGTATAAGACCATCATATCATCGTTCACCAAAGATCAGCTTCCAGACACATATAGGTGTGATAAGATAGGTGATATCAAGGTAAAAGGCAAGGAAGAGACCATAGAGATCTATTCTCCTGGTTATAACCTTTAGTTATATGCATATAACAAAATGATCTAAGAATAGTGTAAATAAAGGTGTACACACCACCCAAATCATGGTATAATAGCTATATTAAATAATGAAGAAGGGATTATATTATGGATCGAATCAATATGAAGAAGAGTGAACGTCTAGGTTTCTTTGATACCAAAGGCCCAGACTATGTTAAGATCGGGTCTTTTCGTAAGCTTCATGTATACGTAGATCAATCAGTAAAAGGCTATATCGATGTAGATGTAGTAGATCCTACTGTTCAGCATGGCAGATCTCCTCAACGACTTAAGCGTGTTCTTACCATTCAACTATCAATCACAGAATTCAAGGCATTTCATATTGATCTAACTAAGCTAGATAAGACCTATTCAGGACGTGGTATCGCTGCTCAAGCTTACCGTTATATCATTAAGAAACTTGGTATCACATTACAGGCTGGTTCAGTTCAAAGTAAAGGCGGTCGTAAAGTCTGGTTTGATCTGGCTCAAGTAATGGACCTAGCAGTATACGCTAAGTCTAGACACAGTAAAGCATACGACGTCGGTATCGATACAGAAGAACGTGAAGTATGGTTACCATCAGGCAAAGAAATATATGACGGTGTAAAAGAAATGTTTGTATTCGCTAAACCATGGGCAGCATAATATGATTACTATTTTAATAAATGGACGAATCAAAGATAGCGTAAAGGTTGAACAATATATGTTTAGCCTTATGAAAGAGCTTAAGATTCATAGATTTAAAAACAAACTTATTCAGTTAAATGTGGTTACTCGACTAGAAAATATGTATGGTAATGGGTGGGGCTGCGCAAAGAATGGAGTTGCTGAAATCAATATAGCAAGATGGATCGGCAAAGAAAGAGTCACGTATGATTTAATGCTGCAAACCATAGCACACGAAATGGTACACGTTAAGCAGTACTTTCGAAAAGAATTAGATGGATCTAACGTAAAATGGAAGTGGAAAGGACGCAACGCTGATGGTTACAGGTATGAGAACCAGCCTTGGGAGCGAGAAGCAAATAGATTAGAGCTTCCCTTATATCAAAAGTGTTGGCCCTTATAACTAAATGATCTAAAAATAACTAAAATAAATGTAAAAAAGGGTGTACATTTAGTCAAAAGTATGGTATAATAGCTATATTAAATAATTAAATAAGGTGAAAAAATATGAATACAATTGAAATGAAAGCTGAGTTAGAAAGACTTGATTCTCTTAGATGGGATCTTAGATCCTTAGTTGAAAGTGTTAATCACACAACTAGAGATATCAAATATGCTGAGACACATAGTACTATTATTAGTGCAGTAGAAACTCTAGCTGAAGAGAACAGTGTTGATGTATCATATGAAGTAGATGCGGTAAGAGAAGCGTTTAATGCGCTTGAATCTGCTATCTACAGCCTAGTCGAACCATTCCAAGATGAAGCAAGATATGCTGAGAATGATTTTGATGACTTAGATTCAGAGATATCTGAGATAGAATACGAAGCAAAAGAAGCAAAATGGGCATGAAAATAAACGAAAATAAATGAAAAAAAGCCTTTACATTACCGTGAAACTATGGTATAATAGTCTTATAAATTAAATTAATTGGAGTTAATATATTATGAATAAAGTGATTAAACAGATAAGCCAAATCGATAACATGGCAGACCTCAACGCAGTAATTCAAGCTGTAAAAGACCAACAATCATTGCTAAGAAATCGTGCAGCTAGACAAGCTAAAGCTACATTCTCAGTTGGTGATACCGTTTCTTTCAATGGAAGACGTGGAAGAATGTCAGGAGAGATCTTAAAAATCAAGATTAAAAAGGCAATCATCAGCATCGATGGTCAACGCTGGGACGTTCCTTTAACTATGCTGGAGGCATCTTAATATGAAAAAATTAGTAATTCAAACTCAGTACCTAGAGAACTATGGTACACAAGAACAACCATACATGAAGTTTAAGGGTGGTAACACCTATGAACTTCCTAACTGCGGAACACTAAACAGCAATGAAGTTGCTACTATAGTGTCTCAAGTTAAGCCACATATCACATGTGATCTTCATACCACAAACGGTGGATGCGAAGAGTATATCACAGGTGTTACGGTTGAAGACAAGTCAGCTCACAGCTGTGAAGACTGGGAAACTGTTACTGAATTCTATATTTCAAATGAGAGCTCTATCTCTTTCATGAAAGTTACTGATAACCGTGAAGATGGTTATATGAGATCTGAAATCCTTGAAAAGGTTGAGACATGGGTTGGTGATTTATCAACTGAGTCTGGAAGAAGCGAATATAAAGCTGAGTTCCTAATGGACGATGGCGATCTTGTTATCGGCGATATTGCTCTAAGAGCATGGTTCGAAAGTAATAAAGAGGTAGCATAATGAATATGATAGGATCTCTAAGGTATCACCCAAGTGGCCGTAAGCGTAAGACCACTGCGCTCAAGACAAAGCGTAGAGCTCCTGTCTTTGTACCATACGAGCCAGTTCAGACTTTAGCTCAAAAACAAATCGACGAATTCAATGCGAAATATCCGTCGTACAGTGGACCAACAACATATCAACCAAAAGAAGATACATCTTGGAAAGCAGAAGAGTCTAAGAACTTTACTGTAGCTCCAGCATATAACAAGGGTGCATATCAAGTGGTCCCTAGAAATGAAGTGGAGCACATAGGAAGATGATAGGCTATATAGTAGGCATACCTTTATGCATAGTAGCAGCTCTCTTTGTCTATGTTGGCGCACACATTCAAGAAGAAAATCGACAAAATAAGCAGTTGCCATTTTTTTGGGAACGTGGCAGAAAGCCATTCGACAAGTCAGATATCAAATATCGTGACGGAGATAACACATAAGGTTATAAGCTTATAACTAAAAGGTCTAAAAAAAATGAAAATAAACCTTTACATAACCTCAAAACTATGGTATAATATACCCATATTAAATAATAAACAAAGGAGTTAATTATGAATAGATTAGATATAATCAAACAGGCGGCAGAGAAAGCCAAAGCAAAAATGTCAGAAGCACAGCAAATGAAAGCTATGATAACTCAAATGGATGCACGTAAAAAAGAAATTAAGAAAGAAATGAAGCTTCACAAAAAGCTTACTGCATCAGTAAAGAAAGCTGGACACCAGACAGTTGGTTCACTAGATTTCAATTCACCAGAAAACATGTTCTACTCTGAAAAAGATACCGCTAGGTACTTAGAAGGTAGTTCTTATATGGATTCATACAATGCGCATAAAGCAGATCAGGAGTGGAATTAAGATGAGTCATATTTCAGATAGTTATGTAATGACAACTCACACAGGAAGTGCGGGTGATATGTTAGAACTTCAAACAGTTCGTAAAGTAGTCAAAATCATCAATAAAGAAAACAAGATGAAAGAAATGTACTCACACAAATACGGTAGTTTTAATCCTTTAGTATTACCTAGGTACAGAGTTAAGTGTCAAGGAAGAGGTCCTAGGACTTCTGCAGCAATTGCTGATGGTAAACACCCTAGAGCATATGATCAATCATTGCCATTAGGTAAAGCAGAAAGGATGGATGTATATGTCTACAGTATCTGATATCATAGCGTTAAAAGAAATTACAGCTTGGGATGACTTAGGATATAAAGTTCCTAATCATATCTATTTTTTAAACAAAGCAGGACATTGTGTCGGCTACCGAAAAACCGGTGGTGGCGAAGTTACTATGTTTAGTCAACCAATGAAGCGATTCGAAAAGACTCGAAGAAAGTTTATTCAACTAAACCCTGCTGAAAAATATATGACGAGGGCAGTTTAATGCAACATGTAATGCGAAGAGCAATTGCTCTGCAAAATGCCAGAGACAAAGCTAAAAATCCAGAGTTTAAAGATCTCTGGCATCGAAAGTTAAAAGAGCTAATCGAGTTAGCTGAAGCTGGCGGACAAGGCTATGGATATAGCCAAAAGGGTTTTAAAGGAATGATGGATTTGAGGGTACACTAATGACACAGTATGATAACGATGTAGAAAGAGTAAGGCTAACACGCCTTGCCGAAGTCTGGGCAGAAGGTCTAAAGACTTTACATGTACACTCATTGAGTTCCATGCATTACGATACAAGACCTCAAGACACGGCTAAAGGTAAGAAAGTTACTGATAGAGAATTTAATAACGGAGTGATTGAAAGAAGTCAGGATGGTGTAGTTATACACAGATTCGGCAAAGCACTCAAAGGCGAAGCACTATTAGCTTCATATAGGAAAAACACATGAGAATGAAACAAGCAGACAAAATACTGTCAACGTACTCTGACGATAATCTAATGTTTAGAGCATTTACTTTTATTACTGAAAATGGCCATTATGGTGCTAGGTTCTATGATAAAGGCGTATGGCAAACAGACGAAATTTATGAAGGACATAATGAGGAGTATGCAGAAAACGCTGCAGAAAACTATGTTCTTGGAATCAAAAAGATTCAACCAAGAGTTTAACGATCAATGGCCCTCACTCCCCAAATTAACTCCTTATCTAAAGCGGGGATAAAGTGGGGGCCACCTTATTTAAAATTAATTAAAATAACAGTGTACATTTACAATAAATTGTGTTATAATATATTATACAAACAGTTACCAAGGAGTTAATATGGCTGCAAAACAAAAAAGAAGAGGTCCTAGTATAGAGGACAAATTTTTAGGTCCTGAACCTAATTATCATGGAGTTGAGATCGCTGATAAAGATCTTAATGTTGAATACAGTAAAGGTAGTCATTGGTATAATTATTTTAATAATGCAAAGATCAATGTACCAGCAGTATTAGAATATTGTAAAAATGATCTAGGCTATTCAGCCGATGATATCAAAATCCTAAAGCGTTTACCAGATTACAAGCTTAATCTAGGTATTGGCATTCCAGTTAAAATGCACCTTGTTGGATTCCCTTTAGAAAGAATGGGAGTTGGCGAACCAAAAGGTAATTACAAAAACCGAATTAAAACTACATTAGCTGCTATGTTCGTAGAAGCTCAGCAACTCGCTGAACAGGTTGATAATAAACCTAAGCCAGTAGTTATACCCATTCAACAAAGAATGCATACTAAAGTGATGGAAACGATATATGCTGATTGGGATCAAATGGTTGTTGATAAGTGGCAAGAAGGAATATTTGAGGGAATCATTTTTCCTACATATAGTCTATTACAGCTGCACAAGATTAAAGGTGCTGCAGTCAATATGTTTGCTTCAAAGATTCAATTTGAGCATGATCTAGTATCAGATGCTTATAACAAAACTTGTGAGCAAGCAGTAGAAGCATACTCTCATATCAAGAAGGGCAATCTTAAGAAGATGATTGTCACTATGGATAAAGTCTTTGCTGATATTCAAAGGATGAAAGACAATAATAAAGTCACAAGGGTTCCAAAGACTAAGAAGCCTAAAACATCTGATGCACAGATTAAGAATCTTAAGTACTTGGCTAAGGATGATGACGCTCAATTAGTATCTATTAATCCTGTTATGATACCAGGCAAATCAAAGCTATGGGTATATAATGCTAAGACAAGAGTGATTCACATGTATGTTAGTGATTCCACTACAGGGTTCGAAGTGAAAGGTTCAACGGTATACAAATGGGATGAGAAGATGTCCATGTGTACTAAATTGAGGAAACCGGAAGACCTTCTTCCTCAGATTTTAACTAAAACTGAAAAGCAGATAGACAAAGCTCTAAAAGCTTTAACTACTAAGGTAAGTATACCCACTGGTAGAGTTAACAAAGATTGTATCTTGTTAAGAGTTTTATAACATTAAACTAAATAATATGGAAGAATTAGAACATAAAATAATGACCAAGAAAAGATTCACATTAGCTATTGAAGCTTGCGTTGTGAAAAACAAAATGTCTTATATAGACGCAATGACTTACATCATTGAACAAAGAGGTATGGATTATAAGAACGTTAAGAAGCTACTGTCGGATTCTATTAAAGAGAAACTAACAATTGAAGCTACTAACTTGAATCTAATTCGTGGCACAAAGAAAAATACATTACCAATATAATATAAAGGAGAAACCCAATGAGTAGTAACGTAATAATTCCGTCAAGTGCGGAAGATAAAAAAAGAATCAAAGGATGCATCGTAGAGATTTCAAACGCTCTAACACGTATGGCCGCTGAACGAGAGTTCATTAAAGAGGCAATTAACGAGTGCTCTGATGATGTCGAGATTGATAAGAAGCATCTTCGTAAGATGGCTAACATACACCATAAGCAAAACTTAAGTGAAGTGGTCGGTGAGATAGAAGATGTAGAAGCTCTATATGAAGGAGTGATGGTTTAAGTGACTGATCCTTTTGAGTCCTATAAACTATATAACGCATTGAAGCTTCACTTTGAGAGTGACTACGATGCTGTTAAATATAACTTTAAAAGTAATGTAACGCCAAATTCATTCTTTAAAAGAAAGGACAAATATTTCTTTGCTAAGATAGCGAAGAATCAAAAGGATCTATTACATTATTATGTATTTAATTTTATTGAAGACGTAAAGTATATTGGAGATATGGAAGATAGCCATTATACTAAACATCGTAAAGTTCACGATTCTTTAACAAGGACGTTTGAATCGGATATAAATACATTAGCAGAACATTCTTTTGACGATCTATTAACGGTGAAGACTACAAATCAAGCACCGATGATTGTGGAAAAGTGGATGCATGAGGAGATAACTTTGGAAACATTAGTTATCCTAAATGCATTAACAGACTTTGTTTATAAGGAAGGAAGCAAGATATCAGAAACCATTTTTTGGCCTGATGTTTCTAGAAAGATAACAAAGTATAGTCCCTTCGTTAAATTCGATAGGACAAGATATATTAAAATTATTAAAAATGCCTTTACATTGGCATGATTATGTGTTATAATATATCTATATTATGAATAAAGTGAAATACAATAGAAACGACAATACTGTCGTAATACAATGCATATACGGAGAAAATATACAATGTCATTTGCAAACCTAAAGACAAATCGCGGGTCGTCTATAAACAAACTCGTACAGGCTGCGGAAGCAGTTACCACAAAAACAGAAACTAAATCCTACGCGGATGATAGATTCTGGAAACCAACGCAAGATAAAGCTGGTAATGGTTATGCCGTTATTAGATTCTTGCCTGCGAAAGAAGGTGAGGACTTACCTTGGGTTCGATACTGGGACCATGGGTTCAAAGGACCTACTGGTATGTGGTATATCGAAAATAGTTTAACTTCGGTTAATGAAGCAGATCCAGTTTCTGAAATGAATTCAGAACTTTGGAATACTGGTCGTGACGAAGATAAACAAACTGCTAGAGACAGGAAGCGTAGACTACATTATGTGTCTAATGTGATGGTTGTTTCTGATTCAGCTAATCCAGAAAATGAAGGTAAAGTTTATCTTTATAAGTTTGGTAAGAAAATCTTTGATAAAATTATGGATGTTATGCAACCACAATTTGCTGATGAAGATCCAGTAAACCCTTACGACTTCTGGGAAGGTGCAGACTTTAAAATCAAAATTAGAAAGGTCGAAGGTTGGACTAATTATGATAAGTCTGAATTCTCAACTCCAGCAGCGTTGTTAGGTGGTGATGAAAGTTCATTAGAAGGTGTATATAACAAACTACATTCTTTAAATGAATTCACAGATCCAAAAAATTATAAAACTTATGCTGAATTGAAAGCTAAACTTAATAGAGTATTAGGTGTTGACGCAGGTGCTACTATGGCTCCTGAAGATATGAAATATGCTCCGGCTCCAAGTGAAACGGTTGCTACTGCTGAAGCAGTTTCAATCCCAGCTGCGGAATCTGATAATGATGATACCTTAAGTTACTTTGCTAAACTAGCACAGGATAATTAATAATTTGCCGTATGGTCGTAGGCAGAAACCAGAGTTGATTGGCGTCCTTCCGCTAAAGTAGCAAGTTCCATACCTTAGCTATATACTAGGAATAGTATTTAATTTAGTAAATTGCCCGAATAGCCTCACTGCAGTGGGGCTTTTTGTTATCCGAAGACTGCGCCTCTATTGCCTTTGCGTCTGTTGTCAAAAACATTACCAGTAACATTAACAGATGAGTTTGAAGATTGAGTGTTAGTAACCGCGTTAACAACTTCTACTTGATTAACACCTTTGTTATTACCGTTTCTTGCCGCGGCTGCTTCTACGGATTCTGCCATTAGATCATCGCCATTAACACCATTGGCTTTTACTTTAATATTTGGTGGTCCTACAAAATCTTTCATGAGACCAGTTTTAGAATCCAG